CGCTCGTCGAGTACGCCCACTTGCCCACGATGGTGATCGCCTTCTCGGTGTCGCCGTCGCTCTGCCCTTCCCAGGCGTAGCCGCTGGACGGTAGCAGCTTGATGCCGTAGTAGCGCGATCCGTTGCGCGGCTCGGTGACGTACTTCGTGGATGCCACCACCGTGCCGTCGCCGTTGGTGACGCTCGTGATCGATGCGCACCAGGTGTCGAAGAGCAAGGTGCGCCCGTCTACGTGCCCGCCGTCGCGGGTGCTGTCCGCGTCAAAGTAGCGCGTGCTGTCCGCCGTCGCCTCAAACGAGTATCCAACATAGGCATCGATCATGGCCTGAGCGCGGGCGATGCTCAGGTAGAGGAGCGCGTCGTCCTTGTCGCTGTCTATCGATGCGTATTCCTTCAGCAGTGCCACGCTCGCGTAGGCCATAGTGCCTCCTAGTCCTCGTCCTCATACCAGCCGTAAAGCGCCAGGGTCAGCGCGGCGGCGGCGTCGTTGCCTTGCACGCGAGCGGTGAGCGCCTGCCCGTGGGCTCGCGTCACAGCCAGCGGCGGGTCGATGGTCGCCTGGTGGGGATCCATCCCCGTCGCAGCCGCGCCGCTATCGATGCGGAACATCGGGGAGAGCGCCGTGAATGTGCCCGAGCCGTCCGCGTTTTCCGTGACGCCGATCTCCGCAGTCACCCAGTCCGAGAGGGTTCCCAGGTTCATGTAGAAGCCGCGCACGATGTAGCGCTTGCCGTCGGCGATGGGTAGCAGGAAGCCCGCGTCAGTCAGCACGGTGAGCGCGTTGATGGCGGTCTTGGCGTTGACCTTGCGGCAGAAGCCGCGCCCCTCGCGTGCCGCCTCCAGCCCCGGCTCCGGCATCCCGTTCTTGTTGTTCGTAATGCGTTTGTAGGCCATAGTTGCTCCTTACCAGGTGGGCCGGGCGGCCCCCGCTCTCTCGGTCGGATCACCCCCTCTCAGGGGAGACTCGCCGCCCGGCCCTGTGGTCTATTCGAGAATCTGAATCCAGCGCGCCCACTTGACGGTCATGGTGATGGCCGCGTTGTCGCCGGTCAAGAACGCCAGCGCAGGAGCCATGTGCTCGTCGTCCGGCATGTTCGCGGCGTCCACGCTCACCGAGCCAACCAGCGCGTCATTGAGGTAGTAGTAGACGTCCTCGCCGTCGTAGTACAGCTCAACGGTGACGTAGGTGTTCGCCACCATATCGCCCAGATCGACGGTCGTGGCTGCGCTGTCCTTGTTGATGATGAAGTTCAGCGCCGCGTCGCCGTCTACCGAGTTGAAGCCGATGCTGTCCGTCACCGCCGTGCAGATCGAGGTGTCAGTGATCGCAAAGCCAGCGAAGAAGTCCATCTGCGCGACGGAGCTGATCGCCAGCCGCGCCCCGAAGTAGGCGGGGTACGGGCCAACGAAGTACGCCCATTCCGAGTTGCACTGGAGCTGGATGCCGTCATTATCGGCTCCAGCTGTCGTAAACACCCACCCCCCGCCCAGGCTCGAAGCCAGCCCGGTGATCGTGGAGGCGTTGACTGCCGTCGCGGTGCAAGAGTCCAGCGGGTAGTTGTCCACAAAGAGCATCTTGCGGACGTTCGGCCCGAAGGCATCCACCCAGCGATGGGTGTACTCCTTGTCGTAAAGCACGACGCTGTTGTGTAGGGTCTTCCAAGCTAGTCCAGCCATGTCGCGCCCCCTTTACGTAGCCGCCGTGACGAAGACCGCGCCCTGCCCGCCGCCGCTGTCGTTGCCGAAGTACGAGGCGATGAAGAACTTGTCCGACTCAGTGCCGAAGAGCTGCGCCGTGCTCACGTCGGTGGCGTTGGGGTTGATGTACAGCGATCCGATGTCGCCGCCGGTGGCGTTGGCGACCAACAGGCCGATCTTGCCAGTGCTCAGGGCCTGGTAGCCGTAGCAGCGGCGCACCCAGAGCTGGTTGGCCAGCGTGGTCTTGTTGTGGAAGATGGCCGTCTCGAAGTAGCCGACGAACTGGCAATCCTCGACGGTGACGTACTCCGAATCCACCAGGTAGATCGCGCCGGTTCCCGCGGCGGCGTCCGTGCCCTCCGGGTCGGTGGGCTGGATGAAGCGGCAGTTGCGGATGGTCGCATAGTCGAAGGTGGTCGTGATGCCGATGAAGTTGAAGGCTTCCTTGGTGCTGGAGGTCACGAATGAGCAGCCGTCCACCGTGGCGTAGTGCGCGCCCAGGGTCAGGAATACCGCCAGGCTATCGATGGCGCTGACGAAGCGCAGGTTCTTCAGAAGCACGTTGTCAGCGCTCACGATGGTCGTGGAGTCCGTTGCGCTGTAGGTGAGGGTGGGCGCGTTGTCGCCGTTGCCCAGCCCCACGATGGAGATGCCCTCCACGTCAGCGGTGATCGCCCCGGCAGTGGCAAGGGTCTCAGCGTGGCCAGGTGCGACGTAGATCACATCGCCGTTGCTCGCGGTGCACTGCCCGACGGCGTAATCGATAGTGGCAAAGGGCTTGTCAGGCGAGAGGCCGTAGCCGGAGCCGTCGGTCGCACCAGTCATACCGGAATCCACGAAGAAGATGTTGCCAGGATGGTCGAGCATATCCTGGACTGTCCACACGCCGCCGGGATAGCGACGCGAGAAAAGCGAACTGCGGTTAGCCATAGTCTAGTGTCTCCTTGGGCCTTCCTGTGTTAGCGGGGGAGGAGATCCATGCCTCCTCCCCCTTCAGGGCGGGCCGATTAGTCGATCAGGCTCGAAGGCTGCGCCTGGTAGCGCGGGTTGACCACGCCGCACAGGATCATCGCGTCCACAGGCTGGTTGTTGCCCTCAACGGTCTGGAACTTCACGTACTTGTAACCAGTCGAGGCAAGCTCAGCCGCCGGGACGAAGAGCAGATAGATGTTGTCTGCGGTCGATGAGGTAGCGAATCCGGCGGTTGTGGCCTCCGTCCAAGCGCCCATCGTGTCGAACGTGGTCATCGCCTTGTAGCGGAAGGCCACGGCGGACGTGTGCGATGCCGACGTGTCGTCGCAAGCCACGGCGGTCACGGTGTGGTTGGTTGCGCCGTCGATGGCTCCCACCCACAGGATAGCGAAAGCGCCCTCGCCGGACACCTCGAAGATGTCGGTGGCTGCGGTGCCCGCCAGTGCGTCGGCGTCTGGTCTCAGGCCGCCGATGATATGGAGTGAATCCAAGATGTTCATATTGCTCCTCTCCTACCGGGTCGCCAGGGCGACGAAGGGGCTGTGGGTCGTGGCTGCCGTCGCCTCGAAAGGCGTCAGCGCCGATGACCAACTCGGCTGGCCGTCCACGCGCATCACGAAGCGGAACACGCTCTCGTCGTAGATGAAGTGCACGTGAATCGACATGGCCTCCTGAATCCCGCCCTTGGTCGCCAGGAAATACTGCGAAAGGTCCGCCAGGATGATGTCCCCGGCAGTGCCAATCTCTTGGCAGTACTCGCTCACCAACACGGGCCGCCCCAGCAGCGTGCCGTAAGGGGCCGCGCTGAATCCGCCCTGCGGGACGTAGACCAACTGCCCAGCGCCGCCCGCCGGCAAGTCCATCATCTGGAGCCACTGCTCCACTTCCTGATTGACCAGCCAGACGTAGTTGCCGGGAGCCCAGCGGCGCGCCCACATGTGGACGATGTTCTCAGCGACCACCGTGTCACCCTGCAACGCCTCAGCCGCCACGCTAACCAGCGCGGGAGAGGCCAGGATGCCCAGCGGCTGGCCTGCGCCAGTGCCGTTGATGATCGCGTTCTCTGCCAGGAAGGTCAGCTCATTCCGTGCGGCCTCGCCGATCACCTGCCCGACCAGCGCGGCGTCCTGTAGCAGCTCGTCGGTCGCGTAACAGAGCGCGGCGAGCTTGTGCAGCTCCAGTCGGATCTTGCGGAAGGTCGGGTGGCTGTCGGTTTTCTGATCCGCCTCCGCCAGCCAGTAGCCCTGCACCCCGCCGTAGCGGGAGCCGGTGGCGCGGCTGGTCTCGTTCACGCCGTACATCACCATACTGTTGGCCTGCCCCGAAATCTCGAAGCGGCGCACGCGGGACATCAGAGCCCCGGTCTCGTACACGGGACGCAGCAGCTCGCGGCTGATGTCCTCCTGAACCAGGAAGCCACCGTCTGCCGGCACGCCCTCGCTCATCCCTGTCACGGCCTTGCCCGCCTTCAACAGGCGCGGGCTGGGCTTCGCACCAGGTCGGCAAGCCTTCATCACGTCCAGAAGCTGCTCGCCGATGTGCTTGTAGGGCTGAAGCTCGGGGTCAGCCGCCTTCGCGTCCAGTTCGTCTTTCACCACGTAGCCGGGTGAGCTAATCGGGGCGATGCCCTTGACGGCATCCTCCACCGCGCCCTTGACCAGGGCGGCAAGCTCCTCGCGGCTCATGGCGATGGTCTCATTCTCTGCCATAGTTGCCTCCGAAAGTTGCGTATTGTCTTGAAGTGGTAATCCAACGTCCGCTGCCTTCCCCGCGTCGGCGAGGCCGTCCCCGGCCTCCTCTGCCTTCGCCCCTGG